GTCGATGGTAACTGGCAAGAGGCTTCGCGGTTGGGAAGCTGAGCTGATTAGGTCCTTGGACCGCATCTTCTGGAAGGTGCAGAATGAACGATACAGCTACCCTTGAGATTCGGGTCCTATCGGACCAGATCGACCAGGCAAATCGCCGACTCGACAATCTCGAGAAGAAAGGTGCCCGCGCTGAGCGTGCAACTGACGGGCTAACCGCTTCATTCAAGAAGCTGGCTGGCCCGCTTCTTGCCGTTGTCTCCGCGACTTCAGCGCTCAACAAGTTAATCGACGTCCAGCGCCAGTTTGACATTCTCAACGCTGGTCTAGTCACTGCCACAGGTTCAGCCGAGAACGCGGCCGCGGCCTTTGAAGCTATCCAGGACTTCGCGACCACCACCCCTTATGACCTTCAACAGGTCACCGAAGCCTTCACCAAGCTGATTAACTACGGCTTGACCCCGTCTGAGCGGGCGTTGACCAGCTACGGTAACACCGCCGCAGCGATGGGTCGTAGTCTCGGTGACATGGTGGAGGCGGTTGCCGATGCCACGACCGGTCAGTTTGAGCGACTCAAGGGCTTTGGCATCAAGACCCAAGTCGAGGGCGACCGGATCAAGTTCACCTTCCGCGGCATCACTACTGAGGTTGGAAAGAATGCTAAGGAGATTGAGGACTACCTGATCGCCCTGGGTGAGAACAACTTCGCCGGTAACATGGCGGCTCGTATGGCCACCCTCGATGGCGCCATCTCGAACCTCGGGGACGAGTGGAACAAGCTCTTCCTGAACATCTCCCAATCCGGCATTGGCAGTGTCATCGAAGATTCTGTCCGCCTCGCCATCGACGTTCTGGCTGAGCTCAACGCCATGCTCGCTTCTGGTGAGATGGAGGGTTATCTGTCTGCGCTCGCCAGTCAATGGAAGTTCTGGGGTGACGACATTTCAAAAACCATCGACCTAGTGACCAAGTTCCTGAAGGAGAACTTCAGTGAGTGGGAGGACGAAGGCGAGGGGGTAGTCAAGTTCCTGATCGACGCCTTCAAGTACTGGCCCACCAATGTCCGCGCCTTCATTCAGATTATCACAGTGGAGATTGCTGCCCTCGTGGACCGCGCTGCGGTCTGGGGCCGTGCTATCGTCGACAACCTGAACCCGTTCAACGGAACTACCACACTGGCTGACATCCGCCGCCAGATCGATACTATCGGCAAAGCGCGGTTGGCGTCGATCGACGCCATCATGCGGGAGCGAGACGCTGCAGTGCAGGGTTACGACGACCAAGTGGCCGCTGCGCGTGCCGCACGCAAGGCCTACGACGAGGCCCAGTCCACGCGCCGCGGAGCTGGCGAGGATCGGCTGGCCCGATTCAAGGTCGGCGGGGAGGGCCCGGCGAGCCAAGGCGTGGACAAAGCTGCCGCTGCCGCTGACAAGAAGCGTCAGGAAGAGTTCGCCCGACTCGTCGAATCTCTGCGGACTGAAGAGGAGGCCATCCAAGCCTCTTACGACAAACGTCGTGCAATTATCGAGGCGAACACCGTCGCCGGATCGGAGCTTCGCGCCGACCTCATGGCGCGATTGGACAAGGATTATGCTGAGCAACTGAGCAAGTTGCAGGAGGCCAAGGGCCGGGAGCTCGAGGAGCTCCGCCGCTCCCTGCTTACCGAGGAGGAATCGGTCAAGGAGAGCTATGAGCGGCGCCTGGCTATCATTCGCGCCAACACGGAGGCCGGCTCTGAGATTCAAGCCGAGTTGACTCGTCGTCTCCAACTGGAATACGATGGGCAGCTCAAGAACCTCGAGGTCGCTAAGCAGCGTGAGCGCGACATGCTGTGGAACAGCCTCCTCACCGAGGAGGAGATGCTGCTCCAGTCTTACGAACGCAAGAAGGCCCAGATCCTCGAAAGCACAGTCGTCACTGAATTGGAGCGGCAAGAGCTTCTGCGCCGGCTTGAGAAGCAGTTTGCCGCCGAGCAGCACGCCCGCGAAATGCAACGGATTCAGATGCAACTTAGCACTGCCAGCCAGCTATTCAACGGCCTCGCTGGGTTGGCCAAGTCTTACGCTGGGGAACAGTCCAAAGCGTATCGTGCGCTGTTCGCTATCAGCAAAGCGTTCAGTGTCACACAGGCTGCGATGTCCATCGCCACGGGTCTGGCCAAGGCTCAGGAGCTTGGCTTCCCGGCAAACTTGGCTGAGATGGCGCGCGTCGCCGCCACCGGGGCTTCAATCCTAGCTCAAATCAATGGGGCGAACTTTGCCGGAGCCTACGACAAGGGCGGCAATATTCCAGCGGGCAAGATCGGGCTGGTCGGTGAGTACGGTCCTGAACTGGTTGAAGGACCTGCCAAGGTAACATCCCGGGCGGAGACAGCTAAAATGCTCAAAGGCGCCGGTGAAGGTCCAATCCCGGCCGCCCCGCCTGTGGTCAATATCCGCAACATCAACGTCCTGGACCCGGCAATCGTCGGGGACTACCTAGGCACCGACGAGGGCGAGCAACTAATCATGAACGTGGTGCAGCGCAATCAACGCGCGCTGGGCTACTGATAGGAGAATCTGAACATGGCGAACGAAGTCGGAACCGCCTCCAACCTAGAGGACCTATTTGGGAAGATTGTCAGCTTCCTCACGACGAATCCGACGCTGGTGGCGGCTGACCAGCATTGGACGATTCTGCGCCAGCGCCGAGACAACATTGCGGCGTTGACCACAAATCTCAACGAACCGAGTTCAGATGCGCGTTATCGCACGACGATTCAAACGTGCCGCTACGATCCTCGCTCGCTCAATATCAATAACGAGAACAGCGACTACCTTGCGAATTTCTATGCAACCAATTACTCATCTGGCGTGAGTCACGTAACTTGGCAGCTCCGAACGGCGCGAGAAGTGAAGACCGTTCGCTTGCGCGCGCCTCTTGTAAGCGGCAACCTTCAATACATGTTGCGGAATTTCCGCCTTCAGTATTCTGACAACGGCACGACCTGGACCACGGCCCTCACCGTCAACTCCAGCCCAACCTACGCGCTGGGCGAGACCAAGGACTGGGCAGTACCGGGCACGCCCGGCAGCCACCTGTATTGGCGCATCTTGATGGACTCTATTCAAGGCGGCAGCACGTCTATCGTGGCTTGGATGTGCATGCTTCTGCTGGAAGCGGATGGCACAGTGGCCAACCATTTCGGCAGTGAAGTGATCTTCAAGGCCCGTGGGAACGCGGGCACGGATGAAATCTACTGCGGGATCCGCTCGGAATACTACGCCGCGGGTGGCTGGTACAACTTGTTCTTGAACGGTTACACGGGCTTCGACCCCAACGAGCAATCGTGGTTCAAGCAGCCGGGGGCGTTAAACGGGTTCGGTTCGCAATACCCTTATTGCGTGCCCATGGTTCCCTGCTGGAACACGACGATGCCTTATTGGTTTGTCGCCTCCGGCCGATCCTTCCGATTCGCCGTCAAGGTGTCCACCAGCTACGAGGGCGGCTACCTCGGATTCATTCTGCCCTACGCCACGCCAGGCCAATACCCGTACCCGCTGGCTGTTGGCGGTTCGCTGGTGCCACAGGACGCCGCGCGCTCCGCTGAGTGGCGCTATTCATATGCCAATTGGCGTCATGGCGTGTACCCGGGGCCGGGGGTGGATTCATATGCTGCTGCCGAAGGCCGGTGGGCGACGCTTTATCTGCGCAACCCCGACGGCGAGTGGAGGTACTTCGGCAACCGCGGAGCCTTATCACCGACCCCAGAAAGTATTTACGGCCCGGGCCAATCTTCATCTGCGCCCTACGCGCCAAGCGGCGCGTGGCGCTCCGTGTGGCCTCACTGCATGAATGATCAATGGTTGTCTGGAAAGCGCCCCTATCGGGAGTGTCTCGGCGGTGGTTATATCCTTCAGCCGTGCGTCCTCCTGCAGCGGGCCCCCTACAGCGCCGTCTTCGGAGAGCTGGAGGGCACCTACGCCATCAGCGGGTATCAGAATGCGCCGGAGAACACGACCACATGGAACGGGAAGACGGTGGTCGTCTTTCAGCACGCTTATCGAAACACTGTCCATGAATTCTGGGCGTTGTCGCTAGACTAAGGAGAAAAATGGCCTACGAAACCGGCACCTCAACTAACGTCAATGACCTGTTGGACAAGTTCCGCCTCTTCGCTATTGCGCAAGGATGGACGGTGAACCGCTGGGTAACTGCAGGCTCGGGGCGCGAACTGTGTATTCAGAAGGGCTCCGCGTACTTCAATTTCCGAAGCTGGAATAATGAGACCATGCTGGTCAATGGTTCCAGTAGCGCCAACAAGTATGGCATCACTCTAAACGGCTCTGACGGGTACGCCGCGGGTAACGCCTGGGATCGCCAGCCTGGCTACCCTGTGCGCGGAAGCGCATCAGGCGGCGATCAGGCCCATGTCCTGTTCCCGCTCGTGACCACGACAGGCCCGTTCCCGGCCTATCACTTCTTCGCGCCGGACTCCAAGACGCTTTATGCTGAAGTGGAGATCACAACCGGATGTTTCATGCGCTTCGGCTGCGGGTCACTGGACCTGTTCAACCCCGCCGCACCCGGCGGCGGCAGGTTCTGCTACGCCGTCACTGGGAGCCACGTGACGAACAGCACATCATCGAGTAACTGGCTCGGCGCCGACATGGACAACTTGTACTACGGACTTGAGTTCGTGCCTTTTCGTGGTGCCGACTACGCAATCGACAACTCGGGTTTTTCTTTCGGCTCGATGGTGCGCGCCGCCTTTGCATCTTTTAACAACTGGGCAGGCTCCGGGCGCACTGTCACCACTTCAGGCCTGCAGATGGCTTGCCAAGGCGGAGGCTGCCACGACAAGGTGCTGCGCGATTACAGCCCGAACCCGTTAAATGGAGTCGGGCTGCTGCTGCCAAATATCGTCAGTCTCAACATCGGTGACGAGTACTTGTCGCCGATTGGAGTTGTGCCAGGCATGCGCTACATGGACATGACAAACTATCTGCCCGGGGATGAATTCACCATTGGCTCCGACACCTGGAAGGTGTTCCCGTGGTATGCCAAGGGCGGCATCGGATATAACCGCGGCATCGCTTATTTGAAGGTGTAAGCACATGGCCGTCATCTCGACGTATGGGCTGCCTGGCCCGCTCAGCAAGATTCCGCCGTCGGTTCAATTCAGCACGAACCTCGACGACTTTGCGCCTGTGGATAACAGTCCGCCGGTGCAGCAGTACGACCAGGCCGCTACTGGCTACGGCGCAATCACGAACAACCTGCCCATCAGCGAGGTGGCGCAGAATTCCGCAGCAGTTAAGGCTCCGTCGTTCCTCGACGACTATTACTACCGCGTCCATGTCAAGCCGGGCATCATTGAACTAGGCAACCTGCTGTCCACGCAGGTTCGGAACGTAGAGGTCTGGAGTGCCTATTTCGAGCCCCAGCTTTTGTCGAACATCGATCAGGTTGGGACGGATGGCATTATCCTGACCCAGCCGCAGAACCCACCGACCTACTTTGTTGCATTGGAGTCGCGGGCCTACGTGTTGAACATCAGCACCAACGGGTCCCCGATCATCAACGCGCTCTATACCTTCAACTTCCCTGACGACCGGCCGACCCTGGCGGTAACCGGTCGTCGCATGGTAGTTTGGCCATTCATTCCTCAGACGGAACACTGTGAAACCCTCGAATGGAAGACCGACGTTCTTCCGAGTTTCAACAACGAGCAGCGGCTGGCTCTGCGAACAGCTCCGCGCCAAGCCTTCAGCTATGAGTTCCAGCTGGATACCTATCAGTTCAGCAAGGCGAAGGCAATTGCAACCCAATGGGCCCATCGCGTCTATGGCATCCCCGTATGGGCTGAGGCCACCCGGGTCGGCCCGCTCCCGGCTGGTACAACTGAGCTGATGTTGGACACAGCCAACGCTGACTACCGCGCTAATGACATTGTCTTGGTCTGGGAGTCTGATGGCCATTTCGTCGCGGCGGAGAACCTGCAGGTTCTGTCTGACCGAATCGTGCTGAAGCTCCCTTTAGAGGATTCCTACCAGAATGCCTATGTGGTACCGCTGCGTTTTGCACGGACCCCACAAGGGGTGAGTTTCCGGCGCAACGCTCACGACATCACGGTTGCGAACGCGACCTTCCTTGTGGTTCAGAACAAGGACCTTGGAGCAGCGGTAGGCTACCCGCAGTATCGCGGCAAGGATGTCCTGACAGACCGGACGATTCTCGTCAGCGACCTGAATGAACGCATCTCGCGCTCTGTCGACGAGTTCGACAACGGCTCCGGCCCCATCGCTGTGGACATCAAGAACAGCTGGGTCTCCAGCACCAAGGCCATCACCTTCGACACCTTGACCAGGGCCCAACGTTGGATGGCCCGTCGCTGGATCCACTCTCGCCGCGGCCGGCAGAAAGCCTTCTGGCTGCCGTCCTGGAACCCTGACCTGATCCTCCTGGAGGACGTCGGGCCGACCGGCGCAGCTCTGACAGTACGCCCAATTGGCTATCCGCTGTATTATGGTGTCAAAGACATCATGATCCAACTCAAAAATGGCTCCAGGATCTTCGCGAGGGTGCTCAGCGGGTCAGTGGACAGCAATGGGAACGAAGTGCTGAGCCTCGCCGCCCAAGTAGGTACCGGATTTGCAGTGGCTGATGTGGAGCTCATCTGCTTCATGAGCCACGTCAGATTGGATACCGATCGCGTGGAGATTCGCCACACCTATGCAGGCAGGGCAACTGCGGTTGTGCCCGTTACGGAGACACCAGAATGACCTACAACGCCTATGAGAGCGCCCTTGAGCTAGGTACCCCGGTCGAGCTCTATGAGTTCATCCAGGGAATCCAGCGGTGGAACTATACCAGCGGCGCCGATTCGATTACCCGCCTCGGTCAAGTTTACACGCCGATGCCGGTCAAACGTGACCGCATCAAACAGACCAACGACATCTTCAAGGACGCGCTGAAGCTGACTTTCCCGCGCGATGATCCATTTGCCTCCCAGTTCTTTGGGTTCGCCCCTGAGGAAGTCACCACCTTGACGGTGTTGCGTGGCCACTACGGCGACCCTGACAACGATTACATTGTCTATTGGAAGGGTCGAGTTGTTGGAGCTAAGGCCACCGGCAACGAGATTCACGTCGAATGCGAATCTGTCTTCACCTCCATCAAGCGTCCCGGTCTCCGAGCTCGCTTTGAGTACAGCTGTCGACGGACGCTCTACGCGCGTGGGTGCAACGTCAACCGCGAGTTGTACAAGTTGACCGGCTCAGTTTTGTCCATAAGCGGCGGGGTCGTGGTCTCAGTCTCAGGCGCGGCCCTCCAGCCGGCGGGCTACTACACAGGCGGTCTGATTGTGGCTCCGAACGGCGCCACACGGTTCTTGACCGCCCACACCGGAGATCAGGTGACGATGGCGCGGCCCATTCCAGGTCTGACCGGCGGCATGTCTGTCTCAATTTACCCCGGATGCGACCACCTCCATGCGACGTGCCGGAACAAGTTTAACAACGAGGAAAACTTCGGCGGCTTCCCGTTCATCCCAACGCGGAACCCGTTCGATGGTACCTCAATCATCTGAGGAGTAGAGCTGTGTGGTGGTATCTCGTCGTCTTTGCCCTTGCGCTCGTCGTCAGTTATTCCATGGTGCCGAAGCCGGAGAGCCGCCCTCCAGCTGGGTTGGGCGACTTTCAGGTTCCGACTGCTGAGGTTGGGCGCGAGATTCCAGTCCTCTTCGGGCGTCGCAAGTTGGAAGGCCCGAATGTGGTTTGGTACGGGCATTTGCGCACTGTAGCTATCAAGAAGAAAGGGGGCAAGAAGTGAGCGACCAGACAATTGTGCGGATCGAGCACTGCCGCCAGCTACGCTACTGCGCGCGCGGAATTCGCGAATTCTTCTCCCGCTACGGGCTGGATTACGCGGATTTTCTTCAAAACGGAATCGACGCCGATCGACTGGTCGCTGCGACCAACGGAGATGCCATGGTTCTAGCAGCTGTGGAGATGGCCCGTGGGCGAAAGCAGTAAGAAAGTCACGGTCGGCTATAAGTACTACCTTGGCATGCACATGATCTTGTGCCACGGGCCTATTGACTCAATCGACGCCATCGAAGTAGATGGCAAGATCGCCTGGTCCTCCGGCACTACTGGCGGCGCAATCACCATCAACTCCCCGGACCTCTTCGGTGGCGAGTCCCGTGAAGGTGGTGTCTCTGGCGTTGTGGACATCGAGATGGGCGGTCCGACCCAGGGCCGCAACGCTTATCTGCAGTCGCAGCTTGGTGTCAACATCCCAGCCTACCGTGGAGTCGTTGGCGCCGTGTTGCGTCAAGTCTACGTCGGCCTGAACCCGTACTTGAAACGTTGGTCCTTCTGGGGCAAACGCATTAATGTACGGCAAGACGGCATCCCGCAGTGGTACTTGGCCAAGGCCGCTATCGGGAACGACATGAACCCGGCCCATATTATCAGAGAGTGTTTGACTGACCCCGATTGGGGCATGGGTTATCCTGAGGCGGACATTGACAACGCGGCCTTCACCGCTGCAGCCGATCAGCTGCACGCCGAGGGCATGGGCATGTCGATCCTCTGGGATCGGTCTGTCCAGCTGGATGAATTCATTGAAATGGTCCTGAAGCATATCGACGGAGCGCTGTATGTCGACCGCAACACAGGGCGCTTTGTTCTCAAGCTGGCTCGGGGTGGTTACAGCATCCCCAGCTTGCTCGTGCTAGATGAAGACTCAGTCGAGCGAATCACTGACTTCAAGCGCAGCACCATCGGGGAGCTGATTAATTCGGTCACCGTCGTCTTCTGGGACGCGACCACTGGGAAAAACAACTCAGTCACCATTCAAGACATCGCGCTTGTTGCGCAGCAGGGCGCCACGGTCGGAACAACGATCCAGTACCCAGGCTTCACGAACGGCGCCATTGCAACTAAGATCGCTGCACGAGACTTGAAGGTGTTGTCTACCCCGCTGGCGTCCGCCACCATCTACGCTAACCGCAAAGCCGCGGGCCTGAACATCGGTGACGTTTTTGTCCTGAGCTGGCCGCGTTACGGAGTGGCCCAGATGGTCATGCGGGTGACAAATGTTGAGCTCGGAGCTCTGGACAGTAACGTGGTGAAGATCCAGGCTGTCGAAGACGTCTTCGCCCTATCAGCCGCGATCTACGCGCCACCACCTCCTAGTGGTTGGGTCAACACGAACAATCCGCCAGCTCCGTGCCCGCACCACGCAGTTATTGAGGCTCCGTACTGGGAGCTTGTCCAACGTATGGGCGAAACAGATGCTTCTCAGATTCCAACAACGGCTGGGTACGTGGTGGCCACCGGGGTCCGACCCTCAAGTGACGCATCGAATGCCAAACTCTTCACCAACCCGACAAATACAGTCTACGAGGAGGCTGGTACGGTAGACTTCTGCCCAACGGCGACACTCACTGCAGCTGTCACACCGAATCAGACCACCTTCCCGATTGGCAACGGCGTAGATTTGGACGCTGTGCGGGTTGGGTCTTACGCCATGATTGGCACGGAGTTTGTCTCCATCACATCCATCTCAGACACGAGCCTTGGGGTTGGCCGCGGGGTCCTGGACACGGTGGCCCGCGCTCATGCGGTCGGAGCGCGTCTGCTGTTCATCGACGACTTCTGCGAGACGGATCAAGTCGAGTATGCCCAGGGCGAGACGGCCCGGATCAAGCTGCTCCCCACCACCGGCCGGGGCACCTTGGCAGAAGGTTCTGCGCCTGCACAGACCCTGACCATCCAAGCCCGGGCGTCTCGGCCCTACCCGCCAGGTCTGTTCCGGATCAACGGGCAGGCTTATCCTGACACCGTCCGCGGAGATCAGAATATCACCGTCAGCTGGGCCCACCGTGATCGCCTTCAACAGACCGCGACACTGGTTCCGGAGACCGCAGCAAGCATTGGCCCAGAGGTTGGGACCACTTACACCTGCCGTCTGCTCACCGCTACAGGCACGGTTCTGGTAACCCACACCGGGCTGACTGAGACCAGCGACACGTTCACGTTGGCTGAGATGGGAGACAACTACGGTCAACTTCGTATTCAACTGTGGTCAGAGCGCTCTGGCGTCCAGAGTTTGCAGACCCACGATTGGGAATTCACGCGCGCCGGCTACGGTGCTGGTTATGGCTATTCTTACGGAGGTGCATGATGCCTGCAATCAATGAGCCGCGCAGCGGCCTTCAATACGGTTGGAACCTTGGGGAGAACAATTGGCACACCGGAATGGATGCCAACATGCTTCTCCTCGGGCGTTTCGGCTTCCATCTCAGTGTCCTGGACCGGGACCTCAACACCCCTCCGGAGTCGCCGGCGTCCGGCGCCACCTACATCGTGGGACCTTCTCCAACAGGGGCGTGGGCCGGCCAAGCCGGTCGCGTCGCCGTCTGGTCTGGCACAGCGTGGGTCTTCGGTGTTCCTCGCGTTGGTTGGGTGGCCTACATCGAGGACGAAGAAAAACTCAGCGCCTTCAAAGCCGGCGGCTGGAGCGCGGGCGTCGAGATCTGATATTAGGAAGAACGCGAATGGATCAAACTCAGATGCTTTTCAACATTGCCTTGGGCGTCACCAGCGCCCTAGGCGGTTGGTGGATGAAGACAATGTGGGAGTCTCTGAAAGAGCTGCGGTGCACTGATAAGGAGCTGGCCAATAAAGTGGCATCAATCGAGGTGCTTGTGGCTGGGCAGTACGTGAAGCGGGATGAGCTTGACCGTTCGCTTGATGCGCTGTTCAAGAAGTTGGATCGCATCGAGGACAAGCTCGACGG